GCCGCGCAGGAATTTGTCGATTTCGCCTAAAAAGGGTTCGGCCTTTTCCCTGCTCGGGTCGTGTTTCACCGTGAGACGATGGCGATGCCCCGATCATCGTTCCCATGCCCGAGAAGGCCCGATCGTCTGTTCGCTCGTTCACTTCGCGGAAGGCGACCCGCCGCCCATCGGCTGCGGTCCGCGGGTATGGCCGGGATTGGCAGAAGTTGCGTGAAGCGTTCCTGTCAGAAAACCCGTTGTGCGTGAAGTGTCTTGAGCGAGGTGTGTTCGAAGAGGCGGCGGAAGTCGATCACATCGTCGCTCATCGTGGCGACGATGGCCTTCGTCTGGACTGGATGAACCTTCAGGCCATGTGCAAGTCATGCCATGCCTCGAAGACCGTCGCTCAGGATGGTGGATTCGGAAGACCACGGAGCGAGTGATGCGAGACGTTCTGGACCGGCTCAAGGCGCAGTTGATGCTTCGGCTCCCGCCGCTCGATGGTTATTCGAATGCTGGCGCGAAGGTCGAACTGTCGGAGTTGGGTGCTGTGGCTTCGGTTGTCCGCGACTACGCGGAAGCGGAGTTGATCTACAAGCAGGCGAACCAAAGTGCCTCGGAATAAGAAGCCCATCGAGCAGCACATCCTGGACGGTACCTACCGTCCTTCGGTGCATGGCCCATTGCCGGAGAAGTTGGAATCGTGGCGACAGGGCGAAGGCCCGGCGCCCGGGCCTCCGGTGAAGCCGAGGTTGTCGGCCGCGGCCTCGGCCATGTGGGACCACCTCATCGCGACTTGCCCCGGTCGGTTCTTCCCGAGTCAGGGCCACATCCTCAAGCGGTACTGCGTGTTCGTTTCCATCTTCGACGCCAAGAGCGAGTTGGCGGAAGCGGACCCGAAGGCGCTGACGCAGCAGCACCTCATCGAGATGGGGATCGCGGACACCAAACTGCTCGCCTTGGAGAAGGAGTTGGGCCTGACGCCGCTCGCACAGTCGAAGATGCCAGTGGTGGACACCGGGCCGAAGAAGGCCAAGGTGGAGACACGGCCGGCGGACATCGACGACCACCTCGGCAAGCCCAAGGCCCCGCGGAAGCGGAAGTAGGCGTTCCGCCCACACTTCGAAGCATGTCTCCGCCTGTTCCAGAAGCGGTGTACGACGCGGCGATGCGACTCATCCGCCGGGAGCCTCTACCTGGGGACATCAACGTCTTGGAGCGGTGGTACGCGGAGCGAACGTCTCGGACGTACCGGGAAATCTCGTTGGAAGTGATTCGGCAGGCCAGCGAAGCGGGGATCTCGCCGCCGGCATGATTGGAGTTCATGGACGCACTGACGAAAAAGTGGGTTCGAAATGCGGCTGATCGGAAGGCGGCTGCTGCTGGGATGCGTTTCAACGAGAAGCGCGGGGAGAAGGTCTGCGACTGGATTGAGACCTACTGCTGTCTGTATGAGGGTGAGTTCGCCGGCCAGCCGTTGAAATTGATGGATTTCCAGCGTGACGCCGTGATGCGTCTGTTCGGCTGGGTGCGATGGTCCTCGGAGCGGAACCAGTGGATCCGTCGGTTCACCCGGGGTGGGTTGTGGGCGGCAAAGAAGAATGGCAAGAGTCCATTTTTGGCCGCACTCGAGCTTTACATGCTCTGTGGGGAAGGCGAGCCGGGGCAGAAGGTCTACACCGCAGCCAAGAACGGCGACCAGGCGAAGATCGCGCAGCGCCATGCGTTCGAGATGGTGCGGCAGAGCCCGCAGTTGTCGAGCGACTGCAAGTTGCACAAGTCCACGCTGGCGATCCAGCACCTTCCGACCAACTCGCAGATGATTATCCTCACGGGCGACGACTCCCGCGGGGCGAAGTCCAAGGAAGGGTTGAACGGGTCGGTGTTCATCGACGAATGCCACGTCGTCGATTTCGAAATGATGGAGCGCGTCGGGCGAGCCGGCATCTCGCGGAAAGAGCCGCTGAACTTCTCCGTGTCCACGGCGGGCGACGACCCAAGCAGTTATGGGCACACGCGGTTCAAAGACGGTCAGGAGATCAACGCTGGGCGCAAGGACGACTTGCACTACCTGCACGTCGAATACTGTGCCCCGGAAGGCACGTTGACGGAAGCCGACATCGAAACGCGGTTGGTCGATCTTGGGAAGGCGGCGAACCCCGCGTGGGGCGCCATCGTCAAGGAGTCCGAGTTCTTCGAGGACTGGGGGCGTTCGAAGGGCAACCCTCGCGAGGTCGCGCGGTTCAAGCAGTATCGGCTCAATATGTGGGTCGGCTCAACGAACCAGTGGCTCGACACCGTTGGGTGGGAGCAAGGGGAGCGGGAGTTCACGCTCGAGGATTTGCGTGGCCGAGAGTGCTTCCTCGGTTTGGACCTGAGTCGCACGCGGGACATGACGGCGGCGGCGTTCCTCGTACCGTGGCCCGAAGATTCACTGACGGTGGCGAGCGACAAGCCCTTGGAAGAGGGCATGGAAGGACAGGGCTCCGAGCGGATCGAGGCCGTCCGGGTGTGGCCGATGTTCTGGCTGCCGGCGGCCACGGCGTTCGCCCGGGCGAAGTTGTTCCCGTTCGCGGAGTGGGCCGAAAAGGGTGCGATTTCGCTCACTCCTGGTTCGGTCGTCGATTACCACGCGGTCGAAGACGCCATCGTGCAGGTGGTCGAACAGTACGAATTGACGGTCCTTGGGTTGTACTTCGACCAGCACTATGCGGAAGAGTTGACGCAGCGCCTTGTCGAGCGGTTGGGGATCGGCGAAGAGAACCGGCTGGCGGTCCCGCAGACCTTGATGGGTCTGTCGCCGCTGGCGAAAGAGTTCGAGCGGCGGGTTTCGGTGGGGCTGATCCAGCATCCGGGTAATCCGGTGATGACGTGGCAGGTCGGCCATGTCGAGGTATGGGCGGACAAGAACCAGAACATCCGTCCGGTGAAGCCAACGCCGCACTCGGGAAAGAGCATCGACGGCGTGATGGCCGTGCTGGATGCGATGGAGGGTGCGGTTAAGGTGGTGCCGAGCGGAGACGGTGGAGGGTTTGAAGCGTGGTGAGTGGATTCCCTGAAATGCTTCCTCCGGAATATCCGCGCGAACGCAAAGCACAGCCGCCGAGTTGCCTCGCGTGGTTTCTTGTGGTGCCGGCCATCGTGTCGTTTTACGCGATCCTCGCGAGTGTCGTGGTGGCCGCTGTTGCGGGTGCCGTGTGGCTCGTTCGGTCGGCTTTTGGAGTGTGACCCATGCTGTTGGACCGTGATGAATTGGAGAGAATGGCGACCGCCAATCAGCAGTACATGGACCGCGTGCTGAAGAAGGCCAAGGAAGCGATCGACGACTTCGCCAAGTACGCGAAAGCTAAGGGCGTCCCGAAGTCGCGAATCGCGAAACTGATGTCGATGACGATCACAAAGAAGCCGGAGACCAAGTGAAACAGCGTCTTCGATCGTTTTTCGGTCGCATCCGCGGTGCCGCGTTCTGGTTGATGGTCGCGGCGATCAAAATCCCGCGCCCGGATGTGTCGGATGTCATCGTGCTGGTCGGCCTCCTGCTACTGACGGTCGGCCTCGGCCTGTACTCGGTCCCCTTGGCACTCTCGGTTCTCGGCGTGCTGTTGCTCGTCGGCGGCCTCTGGAGTCACCATCGCAATGCCGTCCTTTCTGAACCGACTGTTCCCGAAGGGTCTGACGGCGCTGGGTAGCCGTGTCGCCTCCGGGATCAAGCCGTACTCCGAGACGCCCGGCATCCTCTGGGGCGGCCGTGCGCTGTCCTCGTCCGGGGTGCGGGTCGATGAAGAGACCGCGCTGAGCCTGTCCGCCGTCTTCTCCGCCTGCGTGCGCCTCGCCAGCCTTCAGGCCCAACTGCCCATCGGCGTGTACGAGAAGTCGGACAAGGGCCGCGAAGAGCGCCCGTTGAACCCGGCGTCCAACCTCCTCAATGTGCAATTCAGCCCGGAACAGACGGCGTTCACGGGCCGTTTCTTCATGGACTTCTGGAAGCCGCTGTTCGGCGCGGCCATCGCCGAGATCGGCTGGGACGGTGCCGGTCGCCCGCGGCGGCTCTGGCCGCTCGCGCCGTGGCGAGTTGACGTCAAGCAGCGGGACGATGGCAGCATCTACTACCTCGTGGACGGCCGGCGGACGATTCAGCCGGACGACATGCTGTACGTCCCCCACATCACCTCGGACGGGGTGACGGGCAAGGGGTTCGTGGACTACGCGGTCGAATCGCTGGGCAGTGCGATCGCGGCCGAACGCGCGGCGGGCCGGTTTTTCAAGAACGACCTGCGGCCGGGCGGCATGCTGAAGCACGCCGGCACGCCGAACAAGGAAGCTCGGGACCGCTTCCGCAACGAGTGGCGCGAGAATCACGGCGGGGAGAATCAGGGATCAACCGGCGTGTTGTGGGGTGGCTGGGAGTGGATCGCGGAAGCTGGCGCTATCGACCCGAACAAGGCTCAGTTGCTCGAGAGCCGCCAGTATTCCGTGCTGGAAGTCGCCCGATGGTTGAACGTGCCGGTCCACTGGCTCGGTGATCTGACCCGCGCCACTTGGTCGAACATCGAGCATCAGAGCATCGAGAACCTGACCCACGTCATTTCTCCGCTGCTCGTGGCGAAGGAACAGGAGTACGACCGGAAGTTGCTCGCGCCGCCGCGGTTGTACTGCAAGCATAACGTCAATGCCCTGCTTCGCGGTGACATGCGGACTCGCGGCGAGTTCTACCGGCTCATGCGTGAGATCGGCGTCTACAACGCGAACCACATCCTCGCGTTGGAGGACGAGAACGGCATCGGTGCGGAGGGTGAAAAGCGGTTCGTTCCGGTGAACTGGCAGCCATCCGACGATCTGATGACCGGCGCGACGGCACAGAAGGCGGCGGCGGAAGCCAGCAAGCCGGATCCGAGCGCCCCGGCGGTGCCTGAGAAACCGGTCGCCAACGACAAGCCGAAGCCGAAGAAGCCGGCGGCGATGGCCGTTGCCGGCGTGATCGAACACCTGCTCACGATGCTCTCCAAGAAGGAGTGTAACGAAGCGAGCCGCGCGGCCAAGAAGCCGAGCGAGTTCATGAAGTGGATGGACGGGTTCTACGGTCCGTTCCAGAATCAGATGGACTCCGCGCTCCACTCGCCTGCCACCCTCGCGGCCTCTCTTTCGTCGGATTCGGTCTTCGACTGGACGGTGTGGTCAGGCGAATGGTGTGAAGCGTCCCGCGCACAATTGCTCGAAGCGATGGACGGCCCCGCCGAAGGCTGGCCGAACCGTGTCACCGAACTGCTTGCCAAATGGCAGAACCGACCGCTCGATATGGCGATGGCGTGGACGAAACCGCTGCTCGCCCAGGAGGTTGCCGATGCCGCCGCTGATTCTTGAGATCCCGTACCGCGCGGGGCTGAAAGTTGATGCAGTGATGGTGGAAGTTCAGCGGCAACTCGACTTGCTTCCCCAATCTCTCGTTCGCGAGGTTCGCCAAGGTCGCGAATTGCGAGTCTCGTTCGTTGTTGACCGCATGAAGGAGATTGCCGATGCCCAAGAGTGAAATGCTCCGTGCCAGCACCTCGGGTCGCCCGGTGAAGGTGGATCGCGAGAAGAACGCGCTTCGCGGTTACGTCGTCGCGCAGGCCGGCGTGTTCAAGGACAAGCGGGGAGAGTTCAACTCCGAAGGGATCGCCATGCTGGAGCGTATGGGCAACGCATCCAAGGTCGGTCTCAAGAGTCGATTCAACCACGAGACGATGTGTTCGGATGGTGTGGGTAACTACCTCGGGCGATCGAAGGACTTCTTCCTGTCCACCGTGAAAACGCCGACCGGCGAGACGGTCGCGGCGGTGCGGGCCGATCTGATCTTCGACCAGACCGCCCTTGAGTCGCCGCCGAACGGCGGAGGCAAGCCACTCGGCGTCTACGTCATGGACCTGGCGGAAAGCGACCCGGAAGCCATCTCGTCCTCGTTGGTTATGATTCCGCGCCGGGAGTTCCGGCTGAATGGTGATGGCACGCGGATGCGCGATGACAAGGGCGAGGATCTTCCGCCCTTGTGGTTCCCGGAACAGCTGTTTGGCTCCGACATCGTGGATGTCGGAGCGGCGGTCGATGGCCTGCTCAGCTTCGAAGGGCTCCGCGACGAACCGCTCCGACGCGGCCTCGAGATGCTGGACGGCATGTTCCCGGAGATGACGCGGGCCGAAGTCTCGGAGCGCTTGCATGGTTTCCTCGGGCGCTACCTCGACTCGCGGTTCGGGCCGGTGGAAGTCCCGGTGCCGACCATCGACCACGAAGCGGAACTGGAACTTCGTCGCCGTCGATGCCGCAACAATGAGCGTCGCGCGGCCTCGTAAGAGCAAGGTGCGCCGACGGTTGCAGGAAAGACTGTATTATTGACCGGCTCGGCGCATAATTCAGACACAACTCAGTCACGTCGTGCGCGCTGTTGCGAGTGCGACCCACTGCGACCGGAACCAATCCGTCGCTGGGGTCCAACCTACGCAACAGCGATTTCTGTTTGCACCCCGGCTTCACCAGCGGGGTGCATGATGCCCAAGTCTCTGAAACAAGCCATCGAAGACCGCAACCTGCTGATCGCGCAGGACCGCGCCCTGTTCGATGACGCCAGCAAGTCCGCATCCGAAAAGAACGAGCAGAGCGACAAGCTCAATGCGGACATCGCCGCGCTCGACAAGGAGATCGAGGCGTTCAAGGGCGTCGAGGAGCGGAAAGAGCGGGCCAGCAAGCGGGAATCGCTCCAGTCCGATCCGCTGCCACGGCAGACCCAAGCCATCGACCCGGCTCGGGTGCCGGACAAACTCGCCGAACGTCTGAGCCTCAAGTTTGGGCGGAACGAATACACCGTCGAGCGCGGCAGCGAACTCGGCAAGCGGTCCACCCCGGAGTACCTGGCGAGCTTCGACCGCTACCTCATGAGCGGTGGCCGCGAAACCCTCGGCCTCGTGGTCGGCAAGGACGACAAGGGCGGCGTGCTCGCCCCGACCATGATGGCGAGCCAGATCATCAAGTTCCTGGACGATGAAGTCCACATCCGCAAGTACGCCACGGTCCTCGGGATCGAGGGCAACGAATCTCTCGGCGCGGTGTCCTACGACGCCGATCCGGGCAACGCGGACTGGACGGCGGAAGTGCCGGCCTCGGATCTGTCCGAAGACGACACGATGGCGTTCGGGAAGCGTGAGCTTCGCCCGCACCTGCTCACCAAGTTCGTGAAGGCCAGCCAGAAGTTCCTTCGCACGGCCGGCAAGCTCCCGGGCGGTGCAGCGAGTTTCATCGGTAATCGGCTCGCATACAAGTTCGCCATCACCGAAGAGGCGAACTTCATGAGCGGGTCCGGCGCACAGCGCCCGCTCGGCCTGTTCACGGCGTCGAATGACGCCATCCCGACCTCGCGGGATACGACCTGTGCCTCGGCGACTGCGTTTACGGCGGATGAGGTCATCAACTGCCTCTACGCCCTGAAACCGCAGTACCAGGACCGGTGCGTCGGCATCTGGTCCCGTGAGTTCGTGAAGCGGGCTCGCAAACTGAAGGACGGCACCGGTGCCTACCTGTGGGTTTCGGGCGTTGGCCTGACGGGAACGCAACCCGACACGATCCTCGGACGGCCCTACATCCAGTCGGAGAACGCCCCCAGCACGTTCACGACCGGCCTCTACATCGGCGGGTTCTTCGACCTGTCGCACTACTGGATCGTCGATTCGCTCGACATTGCCATCCAGCCGCTCTACGAACTGCTCGCGCTCCGCAATCAGGTCGGTTGGGTCGGCCGCAAGGAAACCGACGCCATGTTCGTCCTGGCGGAAGCGGCCTCGCGTCTGATCCTCGGCTGATCCACCTGACAACCATTCGCCCGGTCCGGCCGGGCTTCCTTTGAATCACCGAACCGTGCGGAGTACCTGAGCCATGATGGTTGACCAAACCAACGAACTGAAGATCAGCCGGGCCATTTCGCCCGTTGCGGCTGCCCCCACGGGCACCACGCCGGTTGTTTCGGAAATCGTGGACACCTTGGGCTTCGGGTCCTGCACCTTCGCCCTGAACCTCGGGTCGATCGCGGATACCGACGCCACGTTCACGATCCTCGTGGAAGATGGCGACAACTCGACCCTCAGCGACAACGCGGCTGTGGCCGATGCCCACCTGATTGGCACTGAGTCGCCGGGCTTCCTGTTCAGCGACGACAACAAGGTGTGGAAGATCGGCTACATCGGCCCGAAGCGTTACGTTCGCGTGACGATCACTCCGGCTGCCAACTCCGGCAACTTCTGCCACTCCGCTGTCTGGATTCAAGGCCACCCTCGCAAGGGGCCGCAATCCACGCAGTTGGTGTAATCCGGCTGAGCCCGGCGAAAGCCGGGCTTTTTCAACGAACACCGATTCGAGGGCGCGAACATGCCGGCGACAGAAGTGGGCCACGAGCCGAACCGCTTTTACATCGACCACGACGGGAACCCGCACCTGAACGGCGCGGTGGTCTACGCCGACGAGTCGGGCACGACCGTCAGCGCAACCGAGTTCGCCAAACTGGATGATGCCACGGCGATCCTTGCGACCGAAGCCGGCGAGGGCGTCACGGGTGGCACTGGCACGGTGTACAAGACCTCGGTGCAGAAGGTGGGCGGGCTCATCCTGACCCGCATCTACATCGACCTGACCGGGCTTGGTTCGTCCACAACGGACCTCGACATCATCGGCACGGGCTCATCTGCCGCGCATATCGGAAAGATCACGGCCGCGAAGAATGGCACCATCGAAGCCATCCGCATGACCTGTCTGGAGCTTCCGGCTGGCGGCGTCACCGACATCGACCTTTACACAGCGAACGAAGCCACCGGCGTGTTTGATGCTGGCGTCGGCACGCTCACCGAGACGGCACTCATCACCGCTGGCGGGGCGTGGGCCAACGGCACGACCAAGGGTTCGGTCGCGGTGCCGGCGGCCGGGGATTACCTGTACCTGACCGGCGGGGCCGGCGGCACGGCCGGGACGTACACCGCAGGCAAGTTCCTCATCGAACTCTACGGCTACTGATGCTCGCAGCGGGCGATGTCTGGCGCTGGGTTGTCAAGGGGCTCAACGGCGTCGTCGGCATGGTCGTTAAGCATCACCAAGATGCCGCCTCGGGAGCGTGCCCGGCGGAATGGCTGGCCGCACTCGAAGAAAGCCTCGCGGCCATTCAGCGTGTGGTGGCAGAACAGAGGAAGAGGGTGGATTCGTGGCCGGCACCGTAACCGTCACTGAGACATCCATCGGCAACATCCACAAGGTCAAGTGGGCGTGGACGAGTTCTGCTGGCGGGGCCGCTGACCTTGTGACTGCGGGCGTGTACGCGGGCCGCGCGATCGCGTTGGTGACAGACCCCGGATCGACGGCCCCCGACGACAACTACGACATCACGATTACCGATTCCGAAGGGTACGACGTGATGCAGGGTGCGGGCGCGAACCGGGACACTTCGAATACGGAGACGGCTGTTCCCACTGCGACGAGCGTGGCGTTTGGGACGCTCACCCTGAATGTGAGCAACGCCGGGCCCGCAAAGGTCGGCGTTGCCGTCCTCTACATCGAGGGCGTGAAACTCGGAGGCTGAGGCATGGCGAAGGCCAACGACTTGAAACTGAACGTTTCCGAATCGCCGGGCGGCCAGGTCGTGGCGACCGTTTTCGGCACGCTTTCCGAAGCAGACGGACGCGGCGTTTTCACGGTGAAACATCCCTATCCGGGCTTCGACGTGGAAGCCGGCTGGGTCGCGCAGGGCCGCGGTGTGTCGCTGACGTTCAACGGTCCCCGCGAGGGGCAACGGATTCCTTGCTCGCGAGGGTGACATGGCACAGACGAAGCAACTTCAGGCGAAGAACCAGTGCCGCGTTCTCACGACCATGACCGGGAGTTTCATCAACTCCGCGGACAATACGGTCACGGAAGAGTCGCTGAACACGGACTGGACCGGTGACAGTGCGAAGACCTCGAGCACGACGCCGCCGGTTACGAAGTCGGCGATGACGGCGAAAGCCATGTCGGGCGGTGCCGCAACCATCGACCTCACGGCGATGGCGAACGATTCCGACGGCGCGACCGTGGACTTTTCCGGCCTCAAGGTCTGCTGCCTCGCCATCCAGAACCCGTCCACGAACGCCAACAAGATCACGGTGGGGAAGGGCGCGTCGAACGGTTTCTGCCTCGATTCGTCCGAGACAACGTGGTCGATCTCGCTTGACCCGGGCGACGGCGTGCAGTTCCTCATCAACGAATCGACCCCGGATGTGGCTTCCGGCAAGAAGACCATCGACATCGCCGGGACCGGGTCGCAGGTGTGCAACATCACTGTGGTCGCGGGGTGAGCCAATGAAGTACGGGCTTACCACCGTCACGAGCCCGGCTTCGGAGCCTGTGACCTCGGCCAACGCGAAACTCCACGCCCGCATCGACCTGTCGGCGGAAGACGCACTGGTCGCGAGGTGGATCACGGCGGCGCGGGAGTACGCGGAAGAACACACCGGCCGCGCGTGGGTCAACCAGACCCTCAAGATGACGCTCGATGCGTGGCCGTGCGACGGCCGCATCCGTTTGCCTCGTGAACCGGTGAGTTCGGTGAGTTCGGTCAAGTACCGGGCGACCGACGGCACGCTGACAACGCTCGTGGCGGATACGGACTATCAGGTGTGGCTGGAGCACAGCCCCCCACTGATCGCGCCCGCCCCCGGCGAAGTCTGGCCGACGCTGCAAACGGACAAACTCAAGGCGATCGAGATTGAGTTCGTTGCGGGCTACGGTTCCTCGAGCGGGTGGCCCGCTCGGGCGGATGAGGCGATCTACCAGACGTTGACGTACTGGAACCGGAACCGCGGTGACGGGCGCGATCCGACAATGCTCGGCCTGCCGGAAGGCGCACAGCGACTCCTCGACAATCTCTGGACGGGGGCGTACTGATGCGACCCCGTGGAAAGACGCGGCAGGATCTCCCGCCGCACCAGACGACTCACGCTGCCGGCCAACTTCGCCATCGGATCACCTTGCAGGTCCCGACGGACGCGGCGGACACCGCCGGGCAAATGGTGCCGACTTGGGCGGACCACAGCACGGTCTGGGGCGACTACCGGATCACTGGCGGGGCCGAAGTTGTGGTTGGTGAGCAGACGCGGAGCGTGTTGACGGGCACCGTGACGATTCGCGCGAACTCGGCGTTCAACACGGCCAAGAAGCGGTTGAAGGTGAACGGTTCCGGGCTCACGGATGTCATCGTGAATGTGAGCGCCGTGCTGCCGCCGGACCCGGATTCGGGCCTGCAAATGCTGATGGTCGAACAACCGGCCGTGGCGCAGTAGGTGTGCCATGCCGTCCGCGCTGACCCTGAACTTCCATCTGGACCTGAGCACGAGCCGGCGGGTGCAGGCGGCGTTGAATGGTGTCATCGACGGGGTGCGGAACCGGGTGCTCAAGCAGAGCATCGGGAAGTTGGCCCGGATTGGAGCGAAGTTCGCCAAGGCTCGCGCTCCGATGGGGGCCACGCGGTTCCTCAAGAACTCGATCGGGACCAAATACAAGGCGTACCAGCGCGGGTTGAGTTGGGTCTACGTCATCGGCCCGCGGATGAATATGGGCGGTCTGGGGCCAGGCGTTCCGCTACCTGGCGGCGGTGTTGCGATGCGGAAGTACGACCCGGTGCGGTACTCGCACTTGGCGGAACACGGGCGAGGGCCGGTGCGAGTGAAGAAGGCGAAGGTGTTGGCCTTCTTCACTCTTCATGGCAAACCGTGGGACAAACGGCGACGGAAGTTGGCGGACGCGATTTTCACGCCGGTGGTCCGCAAAGCGGTTGGGTATCCATTCATCGCACCGGCTTACCGGTACCTCGGCTCGTCCGCGATGCGGCGAATGGTGATTCAGGACATCCTTGCCGGCATCCAGCGCGAGGCCGCGAAGTACCAGGCGAAGGGCAAGAGCATCTACGGGCCGTGACGCATGACCATCGAAGAAGCGTTGAACGCATACTTGAAATCGGTCACGGCGATCGCGGCATTGGTCGGCCAACGGATTTACCCGGACACGATTCCGCAGGACGAGACGGGTGCGCCGTGCTTGGTCTACCGCGGTCCGCAGGGCGACGAGACGCCGTACCTGTCCGGTGAAGTGAACGACCTGCACCGTGACACGTTCGAACTGACGGCGGTCGGGCCGGTGAAGAAAGATTGCGCGGCGGTGCGGGACGCCATCCTCGCGAACTTGGGCGGGACTCTCGCCCGCGGGTTGTGGCAGCCGGGAATCTTCGTGAGCGGGTGCATCCCCTCGACGATCTCGGCGAACGCGCAGAATCCGGCGGACGGATCAGAGCGGTGGGACCGGGAAACCAGCGTCAACCTCATGGTCATCTGGGGTCGGCGATAATCGGAGGGGACACGGATGTCGGAACAATCCTCGATCGGCGTCAACTTCCAGTACAGCACCGACGACATCAGCTACACGACTCTTGGGTGCGTGCTGGAAATCAACGGCGCGAACATCGAAAAGGACATCAAGGAAGGCACCTGCCTCTCCCAGACCAACCGCTGGAAGACCTTCTTCGGCGCGTTCGTGGACGGCGGCGAGTCGCAGCTGAAGATCAAGTACGCCAAGGCCAAGAAGACTACGCTGCTCGGCTGGGTCGATGACCAGGAGCCGATGTACTTCCGCATCGTGGTTCCGGACGGCGCCGACCTGTCCGACGCAAGCACTTGTTCCCGGTTCAAGAGCCTCGGCCTCGTCAAGAGCCTCGGCCTCGACTTCCCCTCGGACGGCGACAAGGTGGCGATCCCCGTCACGATCAAGTGGTCCGGCCAACCGACCTTCACCGAAGCGGCGTGACGTTCGCCCAGCGTCACTGCCTCCTCCTTTACTCCGGGTGTTGAATGGCTGATGAGAACGCGACCGTGGCTGCGATCAAGGATGTGCGGGCACTGTTCGAGAATGCGGCAAGCCGCCCGCGCAAGATCGTACAGGTCGATGTCCCCGACTTCGGCACCGTCCATGTCAAGGGGCTGTCGGCTGCCGAGTACGACGACTTCGAAGCCTCCTGCATCGTCGTGGGCGAATCCGGCGACATGACCCGCCGGGCGAACCGGCCACACCTGATCCGGCACTGCGTCGTCACTCCGGAGGGAACCAAGGTGTTCCGGGACGACCAGATCGAGATGCTGGCCGGGTTGGACTCGTGGATCACCACGCCGATCGCGAACAAGGCGATGGAACTCTGCGGACTCGGGGCCAAGGAAGCCGAGAGCATCGCAAAAAACTGAAACGCTCCCCACGGCGCCGCCTCCTCCTTCGGATGGGGTGGAACTGCGGGGAGCCGCCTTCTGTGCTGGCTGAGCGGTGGAGTGAGCGAGAGTTGCGCGAGTTGGGCATCCTCTTCGCGCACGAGCCGCCCGGCGAGGAGCGGTCGGACTTCTGGATGTCGCAGCTGCTCGCGGCCGGCATCAACCCGTGGCGTAAGAAGGGTGCCCCGGCGGTGTCTCCGAAGGATCTGACCCCGGACTGGTGGGGCGGAACGGACGACAAGCCGATGACGAACGAACAGTGGCGGAACATGCTGCGGGGCATGGCGCAGGCATTCGGCGGAGAGTAGTACCATGCCCACGTCGATCGGCAACCTGGCGATCATCATTTCCGGCAACGCGAAGCCGTTCAACAACACGCTCAAGAGCGTCAACAACACGATCAACCAGTGGTCTGCCGGGACGCAGAACTGGATCAACATTCATCCGCCGCGCGACCCCTCCTCCTATTTGCAGTGGGGCTCGTTCGGGCGGCTCATCCGCTCCGCGCTCGTCATGGGTGTTGGCGGCGGGCTTGCCGGTGCGTTGGTTGGTGTGGCCGCAATGGCCTTCGGGCAGATGCTTGAAGCGGCCATCGGTTTCGCGCATCGGATTACCGATTTCCTCAAGGATGCGTTTGAAGAGGGGCTGAAGATCAGCCGCATGGAACTGGGTGTCAACTTCCTCGCCGGTGGATTAGATCGCGGCGCGGAGTGGTTGAAGTCCCTTCGCGACCTGTCGCAAACCTCCGGTTACGAAATGGCCGGACTCGGACAGTCGATGCGGACCTTGGCTGGTTCGACCGACGAACTTGAAAACGTCGTGCCGCTGCTCAAGTCGCTGACCACTATCTCCGCCGGGCTCGGAGCCGAGACGGAGCAGATGAACCGCTTCGCGCTGGCCGTGAGCCAAGTGCTCGCCGCTGGCCGCTTCGAAGCCCAGGAAATCAACCAGTTGACCGAAGCGGGCATGCCGATCAAGGAACTCGCGAAGACCGCGGGGATGTCGGTTGGTCGGTTCCGCGCGCAGGTGAAAGATGGCAGCGTCGCGGTTTCCGTTCTGGCTGAGACGCTGAATCGGATGACCGGCCCTGGTGGGCGATTCTTCGGGATGCTCGAGGAGCGGGCGAAAAGCGGTGTTGGCATGGTGGACAAGATGACCGCCTCGTGGCTCTTGTTCAAGCAGGAGTTGGGCAAGGATATGATTCAGGCCGGCAAGGACTCCGGTCTGTTCGCCACGATGCAGGGCGGAATCGAATACCTCATCAAGAACAAGGGCGAGGTGATCGGGTTTCTATCAGACGGCGCTTCCATGATCTATGAGTGGTCGCGGGCCGGCATCATGTTCGCAGGCAATATGTACGACATCGCCAAAGGTGTAATGGAGATTACGCGAGCATTTTTGCACGCGATGAAGACGATCGACAAGTATGCGCAGTACCTCAACCCGACGCGGTACCTCAACCGGTTCCTAATCAATAAGGGCGCTCCTGAGCTCGGCGATTTCTTTATGCCACAGCACGGGACCGGCGAGAAGTGGCTCAGCGACTTGGACCTATTCCTGTTCAATCTCCGCAATAAAGTCAAGCCGGCCGTCCAGGACGCCTTCGAGCCGATCCACGTTGCGCTCAGTTTGTCGCCGCGTCTTCAGAAGTTGTTCGAGGGCTTGGCGGACCGGATGCGTGAAGGCATCACGCCGTGGCAGAAGTTCCAGACGGGATTGAGCAGCCTGAAGCAGCGCGACGACTTTACGCGGATGAAGATGGCGGAGGGCCAGTATGGTCTCCAGTCGGCTCCGCTCATCGACGACCGCGGCAACAGGCTTTCGGGTTTCGAGCGAGGCTGGATTGAGGCGGGTATGCTGTTCAAACAGATCATGTCGGTGGACGTGCTCAAGCCCAACGAGCGAGACCAGTTCCTCGCGGACAACTTCTTGGAGTTGGAGAAGAGTCTCAACATGGCGACCGACAAGTTCCCGGCCGCGATGAGCAAAGGAAGCCAAGAAGCGGCGTCCGCGATCGCCCACGCGATGTACGGCAGCGAAAACAAGTCTATCCAGGAGCGCATTCTTGCATCTATCCAGGTGGCGAAAACTGCTCAAGAGCAAACGGCTGCGAACACCAAGGCCATCGCGGCGGCGATGGCGAGGCTGAATGGGAACCCGATCATGAAGTAGCGGTTACTTCTTCGGTTTGGCGACCTCGCCGGTGACAGCGGTCCACTTGGTCTTGTTGCCTTTCGCGATAGAGTGTGCCCCCCAAGACAGATCCACAAGCTCCCAAACCTCATTGGCGTAGTAATATGTCGCGACGTAAACGACCGGTTTGGTGAATGCAATCGGGTTGGCGGCGACCTTGCCGGGTTTCAGCCACTCATCCGCCTTCTCAGCCCCTTCCTTTGTCGGATAGATTTTGGACTCTTGAAAGGCGCTGCTCCACCGAACCTTGGCCGCGATCGGTTTGCCTGCGACCACCGACTCGATCGGCTCAAAGTACACTTCATTCGCGACATACTTCGTGTTGATGAACCCGTCCTTGGCTGCCTGAACGCCGACAGTCACTTCTGTGATTTTCGCGGTTATCTTCTTCAGTTGATCGGCTGCCTTCTTCGAGAGTGGCGGCGGCTTTTCCTTCTGTGCGGCCGCTGCACTGGCAAGAACGACGAGCAAGAACATGGTTCGCATCTGGTGGCCTCCTGTGTGAGAATGCTACGCGGAAGTCGGCCTGCCATCAAGTCTGTGGCGTTCCCGCCATGATTGCTGCCCTATGGCCGTCTGGAAAGTTCGAGAGATTCACAAGGGGCGCCGCGGCTCGCTTTCGGAGGGAAGCGAGCGCAAGTACACGCGCGTGTTCCACGTTTTCACGAACAGCAAGTTGGACGGTCCGATCGAGGTGATGTTCGCCGCGGACCCGAGTACAAGCGAGGCGATCCCGGCACTGTATTCGTCGTACACGAACTACGGCGGGGAAGAACTGGACATGCTCGCGATCTGCCGCAGCATCGACCCGGTGCAGGATGAGGACGACTGGACGTTTTGGGTCGTCACTTGCGAGTACAGCACCGAGTCGATCACGGGCGATCCGCGCCTTGGACAGTCACCCGAAGGCGGAGGCAATCCCGGCACTGGCTCCGGTGCCGCGAATGACCCTGGCCTTGAGCCGCCGGTGCAAGAGTGGGGCGCTTGGACGCGGGAGGAAGTTGCTCTCTATGCTCAGGATCATGACAGAACTCCGATCCTGAATTCTGCTGGTCAGCCGTTTGACCCAGGACCGGTCCGTGAGATCGGTGGGACAACGCTGATCCTCGAACGAAATGAACTGACCTACAACCCGCAAGAGAAGAACGCATTTCGATTTACGATCAACGATGACGACTTCATCTGGGAAGGCGACTACCGGCTTTGGCTTTGCAAACCCATTACAGGGAGCCGTCGCTACAAGGGCGCGATGAAGTATTGGCGAGTCCGATACGAATTCTGGCATGCCGGCGATGCCGAATCATGGAACCACATCATTCTGGATGCTGGTTTTGAGAAGGTCGTGGATGGTCGTCTTGTTCCGATCACCATTTCCGGTCAGACGCCATCACGCCCTGTTCCTTTGGATGGAAGCGGTAGCCCGCTCACCAATGACGCCATCGAAGCCGATGGGGTGGAGTTCCTTCAATTCAAGAAGTACCTCGCGAAACCGTTTAGTTCGCTGAACATCGAAGTGGACGCATAAGGAGTCGTGAGATGGCAAGCGTTTTGGTCCGCTATCAATCCGTTTCAGACGTCACAGAACGATTCGACACGAACACGACAAACGGTGGCACGACCGATGCCCCGTTCAACACTACTGCCCAACTCAACTCATCCAGTACGCCGGCTGTTTCTGAGGCAGGCTACTGTACGCAGGCGATGACTGCTGGTGCGGCCACGATCGACTTGACCAGCGTGGCAACCAACCGCGGGCGAACGATGAACTTCACTGGTGTGAAGATCCGCACGCTTCGGCTCCGTAATCCTTCGACCAACACGGGCTCCATCACAGTCGTGAAGGGTGCATCCAACGGCTACACGGGATTCGGCTCGTCGTTCTCGACGGTGCTGAAGCCAGGTTACGAAATGCTGATTTACGACGGCGGCAACGGAGTTGCGGTTTCGGCCTCGGTGAAGACGCTCGACATCTCGGGGACAGGGGCCGAAACGCTCCAGTTCTCAGTCTCCGGGGGTGCATGACGTGGCAGATGGTTTTCTGACCGGCAGCCCGGGTGATGCTGTTCGCATCAAGCGATCCGTCGAACTAACCGAACGGCTTGCACCGATCATCGCTGCGGCTCGCGGTGCTGGGTCGAGATCGTCTTCATCGGTCTGGGTCAAACCCACCGGCACGCCGACAGACGGCTACTACGACGGCACGTTCCAGCAGAAGGACGGTGCCGACTGGATCACGACTTCGGAAGACTGCTACGTCCGCGAGGCCAACGGCGGCAAGTTGAAGGCCGGCAAGGTCTATCTCGGCCGCATCACTGGCGAAGATGAGACGGATGGCTTGCCGCTCGTTGAAGTGGTGTCCTCTGTCGCTACATCTGAAGCGTGTTTCCGTTCGTGGCTCTCCCTTCCCGAGTGCGCCACCCTCACCGTCACCGAAGCTCTTGGCTCGTGCGCCTGCATCGCCGGCCAGACGGCCGACCTCACGAATGACGGCGGCGTGCTGTCGTCCGAGGATCGGCTCTACGGGTGCCCGCCGGGTGTTATCACGACGATCTGCGCGGACGACGGCCTCAACACCGGTGCGCCGAAGAAATGGAACATCCCCGTTTCCGGATTCACGGGCGACTACACGCACTTCAACGGCAGTTTCACGCTGACGCATACCACGGGCGAAGTGTGGGTGGGTACTCGTGGCATCGTGACTGTGACAGCCACGCGGACCTTGTTCGGCTGGACGCTTTCGCTGGACGACGGCACGGACACCGTGACCTATGACACGGAAATGGCGGCCTGCTGCGAGGCGATCACGTTCGACCTCGACGATGACGGCGGCACGACCGGCGCACCATCGACGTTAGAGATGTCCCCGGCTTCAGCATGCGGTCGAGGCGCGGCATACACGCCGTCCATCTCCGTGGTCAATGGCGACTGCGGGCCGTGTATCAAGATGGTCTGGACACCAGTCGCTGGTTCCGGCTCGCGCAGCATCGTGTTCAAGATGTTGGAATGTGGTACAGATGATGACGACTACAGCTACATCGAGTTCGCGAGCAACGATCCGCTGCTCTGCACGGACGACGCGGAGGAGTGTGGTGAGAACGTGGTTGTGGTGCGGGTGACGTGTGCGCCCTGCCCGCCGCCGGAGTGCGAGGCTTGCCCGGACTACGAGTTCTCACGGTACTACTGTCTCACGTTCTCGAACGCTCCGGACTGTACATGTCTGAACGGCGTCACTCTTCTCCTTACGTACCAGTCGGGAATATGGGCCGGATCTGTCGTTACTCCGTGTGAAACCGGAAGCGAACTTGGTCACGGCGTCGGCGATTTGATCCCGCTTGCCGTCACAATGGCCTGCACACCCGGCAACATTATTCTCAGCGGCCAACGATCCTCGACCGATGCTTTCCCCGTCAATTTCAGTTTCTGCAATTGGGAATCCACGATCCCGCTCGACTGTGAGAGCCCGTTTCCGGTGACTGTAACCGGCGAGCAGATGGGTGCCAATTTCGCTCTTTGCTTCACGGCGGGCGATTGCGAGGCCGAGACTCCGTTCACGTTCGACTTCACAATCACGGAGGTGAGCTCGCCCGACGACTGCGAAGCCTATCTATACACGCCGTCTTACAAGTGCGTCCCCGGCACCGGCTGCGTCGAGGTGTTCGACGGCAGCGGGACGAGCCTCGAAGAGTGCCAAGAGGAATGCGGTGGTGTCGGCGAGACGTGCTGCGATATCCAAGTCGGCGACCCGGCCACGCTGGTCATCGTTGGCGGCGCGGATGCCGGGACATACTTCGTTGCGTGGGATAATCCGTGGTCCGGTTTGGGATTCCCGAACTGGCGGCGAGCGTACTTCGTTGTTGGTGGGTCGGCTTACTACGTCACCTGCGGCGGGGCAGCCGGTGTTGACGGGTTTGCGATTAGTGGGCCGGGGTTCGCGACGACAGAAGCCGATTCCACCGCGTGCGACCCGACAGCCGTTGTTTGGAATGGTCTCGGAACTACCACAACAATCACTCTTTCATGAGCCGACTTCCTCATCAGCCTTGCGACTGCGACACACCTCGAATCCGCGAGTCGGGTGGCAAGGTGCTGGCCTTCGACGATGCGGACTGCAAGCAGTGCTACCTTGCCGCAACGAACGCGGCGATCAATCGCGCATGGGGCGGCGACGGCAACGTCCGCCCCGTCGCGTCATTGCAATTCCATCGCAATCCGCGCCAAATTGCAACGAAGCCCGCGAAGCGAGCCGCCACGAAGAAGCCGCTGCCAACGTACCCTTGTGTGTATCGTGGCGAGCCGACCGGCGAACGAGTGCTCTGCGGAACGTGCGGCGGCGGCGTGCAGCTCCCGGTGCAAGCCTGCGCGATCAAGGGCCGGTGCGTCGTGGCGAAGGAGCCGAAGGACGGCGCGATACAATGCTGTGCGAAGTGCAAGGAACGAGAGGAGCCGACGAATGGAACCGCGGGAAGTGTTGTTGGAGCGGTGCATCCAGATCCTCCGCGAACTGTCGGCACACGCGCTGGACAAAGCGGAGTCGATGCTGGTGGAAATACGGTCATGGGACTTCCCCGGCGGAATACAACCTCTGCCGACGCTCGCTACTCCACCCTCCTCCGCGAGCAAGTAGCCGCTCTCCCCGCCTACCCCGACCCGGCTCCGCACCACGGGCGAGGCATCGTCACCGTGGCCGGCGGCGCGAAGTATTTCACCTGCGCCTACGTCCTGATCCATCTGCTGCGGCGCACGCACGGCTGCACACTCCCGATCGAAGTGTGGCACCTCGACGAAGGCGAGATTGATGAGCGGATGCGGAACCTCCTCGAAGGCTTCGGCGGCGTCCGTGTCGTCAATGCGGCCGATGTTATCCGCGACCTTCCCGAATCGGACCGGCCGCGCCTGCACCTCAATGCGACTCACGGGCATCCGGGTTGGGAGTGCAAGACGTTTGCGATGCAACACAGCGCATTCCGCGAGGTGCTGTTCTTGGACTCCGACCAACTTCCCGCGCGTGATCCGGCGGGCCTGTTCGGCGCCCCGAACTACACCGAGCATGGGGCGGTGTTCTGGCCGGACTTCGAGCCCGAGGGCTGGCGGGTGAGCGAACGCGCGTTCCGCATCGCGGGCCTGCCCGTGCCGGGAAAGACGCGGATGCGCGAATGGCGACATCCGACCGATTACGAGGCATGGGAGACCGGTCAGATTCTCCTCGACAAGTCGCGGCACTGGCGCGGGCTGAAGTTGTGGCAGTGGTTCGGCGACCACGCGGATTTCTGGTACTCCGGGCTCGTCACGGGCAAGGGCACCGATCTCGTCTACGGCGACAAGGACACGGCGTATCTCGCGTGGCATGTCCTCGGCCTGCCGTTTGCGATGCCGCGCAAGTCGTCCTTCATCGGCAAGGTGAATCACTCCGGTGCGTTCGTGCAGCACGACTTCGCGGGCGAGCCGATCTTCTATCACCGCGTGCAACCGCAGTCGAAGTTCAGCCTCCACGGCGAGAATCCGCCGGTCCCCGGATGCTCGGTGTGGGATGACGTGATCGAGGCGTTGACGGACCTCAAGGCAAAGTGGAGCGGGCGGCCGTGGGACAGTTACGGGGAGCCGGCGGGTATGATGGCGTCGGGGGTCGTGGGTGAATGGTGGCTGTGCAAGGAGATGGCGTCATGAAGTGGCTGAACCGACTGCACACCCTGTTTTTCGGAGACGGTTTCCGCGACCTCGACCGCTGTGGGAGGTCGCCTGACGGATTGCACAACTTCGCCACCCCCCACGAGAACGGTACGACGTGGCAATGCGAATACTGCGCGGTATGTCGCACGGGCTGGATCGACCCGCGTTTGCACGGGAGGCCGAAGCCATGACCGCCACCCCGATCAAACTGAAGCCCAACCGCACCGTGACCGGGCTCCCCGGTATCACACACTGGACGATTCGCCACGACCGACGCGGCGAACTGCTCGTCCTGTCCAACGGCAACAAGGCGGTTCACTTCCTCGGCCGCGACCCGAACGGCAATTGGGTGAATCACGGCGAGAATGCGTTTCTCGTGCCCGCGCCGCCAAGCGGAATCAGCCTTCCCCTCACCAAGCATGATGCGGTTGTGGCGCACTCTGTGCTGCGACTCAACGAGTACCACTACCCGCCGCAGTTCCCGCCGGGTGCCGTGGTACTTGACCTCGGTGCGCACTGCGGGCTCAGCGTGAAGGCGGCACTGGATCGCGGCGCGGCGCACGTCGTGGCCGCGGAGCCGGCACCGGGCAACCTCGAATACCTTCGACGGAACTTCGGCGACGATTCCCGCGTGACGATCCTGCCCGTGGCCGCATGGACGCGGAGCGGCACCGTGCGGCTGTCGCCGGGCGTCGTGCCGAGCAAGCCCACGGACAGTTCCGCCGGGTGGAACGTGAGTGAAGGCGGCGTCCTCGAGGTGCCCTGCTTGGCCTTCGAGGATCTGGTTCAGGCGGCCGTGGCGAAATCGGAATCCGGCCGCGTCGCGATGCTCAAGCTCGACATCGAGGGCGCGGAGTGGTCGATACTTCTCGGTGCCAATCTGTCCTGCGTCGATGCCATCTCCATCGAGTACCACGGCGCACACCGTGACGACGCGGACACACCGGAGCGGTTGGCGGCGATGCTCGGCCCGGAGTTCGCCTGCGCGATCCACCGGCACCCGGAAGCCAAGCGACTCGGCATTCTCACGGCAGTCAGGACGGCAGCATGAAACTCGCGGACGCAAAGATCGGCGAAGTCGTCACGCTCAACAGCGGCGGCGTGAAGATGGTCGTCATCGACACGACGGCCAGCGGACGAGTCATCTGCGCATGGCAGACCGCAACGGAGAGCCACGTCGATACGTTCCCGGCGGAATCGCTGGCAGTCGCGAAGACGGATAAATAGGTGGTTCAGTGGTTCAGTTCGTCAGCAAGGCGAACTGCGACAAGCGCTGAATCGCCTGTTGCTCCAGCTGGTGAACCCGTCCCTTGCTCACGCCAAAGCGTTTGCCGATCTCGACCAGCGTCAGGTTCTCTCGAAATCGCAACCGTACCAATTCCTGAAGACGTGGGTGTAGAACGCTGTTCACTCGGTCCCAAAAGTCGGCGGGGATGTCGCTCTCTTCTCGCTCATCGCGATCCGGGATCAGGTCGCAAAATCTCCCAAACCCTCGAAGCGTTGGATACTGGTCGTAGTCCAAGCTGAGCGGTCGTTGGCGGGTCTGGTCTTGCGGCGAGCCGCCGTGGCTTCGGATCAGCTCTTGGCAGCATCGACGAATCTGGTATAGCGAAAACGTGGTGAACTTCAGCCCGCGGTCCGGTTCGAATCGAACGGCCGCCATCCACAAGCCTTCTTGGGCGGCTAGCATGAACTCCTCGCGAGATCCCCACTGCTTGTTGTCTTTCCAGTAGGTCGTGCCGAGCGCTTTGCCGTAGGCATTCCACTTCTCGACCATCGCGACCGCTTCCTCGTGCGTCAACTTCTTCGCCACTGCTCACCCTCCTTGTTCGGAGGGTAGGCGAAACGCTCATGCCGCCTTGCGGTGCTGTCGGTCCTTCTTGGCCGCATCGACCCGCGCACGCGAGCAGGTTTGGCATTCCGACGCGCGGCCATCGGAATGCGACGACTTCACCGTGAACATCCGCAGCGGTTTTACCTGGCCGCAGTATGAGCACGGCTTGGTCGGTTCCTCTTTCGCCAAATGCTCCACCGCCTCGATCAGATTCCGGCCCGTGCCAAACTGTGCCGGCCCTTTCTTCGGGGTGAAGCGGACGCAGAACAGCGTCTCGGCCTCGTCGTCCTGATCCTCGATCGGTGGTTCAAACGTCACCCCCAACCCGCTGCGGACCAGCTTCTCCAGTTTTTCCCACGCGGTTAACGGCCGGTGATCGACTGGGGCCGGAGCCGGGTCGTCGCCGAACATCTTCCGTTGCACTGGTGCATCGGGCTTGTACTTGGCGATCAACTCCCGGGCGACCGTCAGTGTGACGGGCTCCTTTTTCCCGGCGAGTTCGATGGCCGCGAGCCGCGATGCTGGCCGCACACCGGGCTCCGAGAGCGCGTAGAGCGCGCGGGCTTCGATGACTTGTGTTTCACCGTGAGATTCAACGAACGCCTTGAAGTCGATCGCGACACGCTCGAGCCGGTGGGCGGTGGCCCGACTAAGCGGCGTGTTGCTGGCGAGCCACGACTTGAAGTGCCGGGGCAGGCGGTTATGCACTTCGAGCAGCACTTCTCCGGCGCGGATGTGATCGGCCAGCGTGCGGCGGCAGTAGTCGATGATGCGGTCTTCGCGTTCGCGAAGCCAGGTGCGTTCATCTTCCGGCAATTCGAAGTAGTCGAACGGCTTCTGGAATCGCAGCAGCTCGGACATGCACGAATCCTTTCGTGGTGGCGTTCCCATTACCATACCCGCGTTTCCCGGGAACACAACGAATGCTGGGTCGCCCATGCCGAACGCCACCGACATCCTCCAGTTCGGTCCGTTTGTGGCGTTGGTGTTCGCGCTCCTTTACGGTGCATACGTTCTGATCCCTAAGGCGCTCGCCATGCACGAGACTGCCGTTACGAAGATCGCGGCGGACAGCGCTGCCGCCGTGGCGAGGCTGACAGAGGACCACAAGCAGGTCGTGCAACAACTGACGGCCGCCTTCCGTGCGGAATTGAAAGAACAGCGCGACTGGCATGAAACCCTCATGCAATCTGCCGACAAAGGGAAACCATGAACCTGCAACCTCGTCTGGAACAACTCGAAGGCCGCGAAGTCCCGGCGATCCTCGTTCCAGAGGTGTTCCACGAGTTCGTCCCCGGATTCACTGGCGAGTGCGTCTTCGCGGGCGGCGATTTCGACGGCAACGGGACTGCGGATTGGGCTGGAGTTCCGGCGGAGGGGAGTGGCGGCTCGATTCGTGTCGTGGTTCGCTCGGGCGGTATCCCCGGCACACCGTTGGAGTACCCGAACGGACCGGGTTCGCCAGGCATTGACCCGTCAGCCGACTTGGTGATCTTCGACCAGATTTTGAACGACCCGTCGTTCCGTGGCGGCGCGGTCATCAAAGCGGTCCGATCGCCGGAAGACACCCACGCGATCCTTGCAGTCAGCCCCGGCGTCGGTGGCGGCCCTATCGTCAACCTCGCGGACTTGAAAACAGGAACGCTCACCGCTCAACTCGTCCTCGACATCAACTATCGCGGCGGGCTGCGGTTTACCAGTCTTCCGCCGCTCAATGGCATCGGTGCCCCCGATTCGCTCGTGATGGCGACTCCCGCGCCGGGCGGTGGCGGTGGCCCGGTGGCCACGATCTTCGACGGGTCGGGCAAGATTGTCCGCTCGCTTCTGATCGGCCCGGTGGGCGACCGCAGCGGGAACTACCAGCCGGTCCCGTACGGCGCGGGCGTGGTGGCCCCGGATGGCTCGGGCAAGATGGGCTCCTACTTCGCGGCCCCGGACATCTCGCCGTACTTCCTCGATGTGGACGGCGTTCGCCGCCCGCGAGACCCGCTGTTCAACTCCGGTGGCGGCGCGGCTTGAGAGTGAACCGGCGGCATCGGGTAGAGTCTCGCGGGCGTTGCAAGGAGTTACCTGATGCATTCG